GAAACGTAGCATCTTCAACACAAACATTATCAGGATTAGCAGAACTTGGAGCAACTAATGTAGTTTTGGACACCATTAATGGTTCTGATTACCCCCCTGCTGTATCAACCCCAACTATCTCGCAAGTTTTATCAGCAGGAAACGTAGCATCTTCAACACAAACATTATCAGGATTAGCAGAACTTGGAGCAACTAATGTAGTTTTGGACACCATTAATGGTTCTGATTACCCCCCTGCTGTATCAACACCAACTATCTCGCAAGTTTTAAACGCAGGTTCAGATGCAGGTTCAAAAGGAATATTAAGTGTAGGTGCTCTCACAGGCGTTTCTAGTATTACTCTTGGAGATGGGTCTGTAGCACCAACATTAGGTCAGTTAGGTTATATATACAGCGGAAGTGATAGTGGCACTGTTAATGTCACTAGTGGTGTAAGTATTACATACTCAACGATAACAGGAGTCGCTCCTGGAACTTATATGATATTTGGAACTCTGTGTTACACCCTGACATCAACAGTAATTTTAACCCGAGTAGGTCTAAGTATCACTACAGGAGGTATTACTATAGGTAATAATCTTATTATAACACCTACTTCAAATAATACGTATGTGAATGGTTCAGGATATGTAAATGTATCCACTTGTTATTCATTTACAGGAACATCAACACAAGATTTTAGTTTAGTTTTTTATATAGCAATTAGTGTAGGAACAGCACAACTAAGTAATACCAATTTTGTTTTCAAGATGGTAAAAATTGCCTAAATCTATATAATTAAAATACCCGCCACTAAAAAGGTCTGTCTATTTTATATTTTAGAAAGTCAAAATATAAAAATAAAAAAGGAATAACCAAATAAAAATTCTTGTTCTACCTTGTAAATTTTTTTTTTTAAAAAATTGAAATGAATTTTTTTCTTTTTTTTAGGCGTATATTATTACCGATGAAATACTATACTACAGCAAAAACCTACGAAAAGGCAGTGCAGATGTTAATCCAAAAACGATTCAAGGTTATATTCCAACAATGTCCTGAATGGAAACCGATGGAAATAGATACTGCGACTGAATATATGAGAAGAGTATATATTACAGCGTCTGACGGGACAGAATGGTCTATCAGATTGTGGAGTGTGAAAGACCATCGTAAAGGGGTGTTGATGGAATATACACTATATCATCAAGACGAGAATGACGAAATAAAAGATTGGGATACTCATACAATCTCACCAAAATAACCCCGATTAAAAAGGTCTGTCTATTTTATATTTTAGAAAGTCAAAATATAAAAATAAAAAAGAAAAATTATTTTTGTTTTGTTAGATTAATACGAAACATCCACAAACATTTTTTTAACTCAAGAAGTGAATACGAGAAATAATCTGGTCGGGCATCAACAGGTCGTCCAATTTTGTCGTAATATTCTGTGATAAAAGGAATAATATCTTCTCTCTTTAAGTTGTCTAAAGTATCCATTACTATACCTGCAGTTATTTTTTTTTCTTTAACAACGAATTTAAATGGTGGACATTTTCGGTGAGGTCTGTAGAATTGCCCCAGAGAAGAACCATACTGAAAAGGGCAGGACTTGGCGTGACATTTTCTATCCGTTCTCTCTCAGTAGGGTTAGCAAGGTGGCGTTTAATATAATTTTCTCGTTTCTTGGCGTCGTGGTGGTCAATATAAGTCTGCCCATTTTTAGCACCGAAATCCCAGTGCTTGAGATGGTCGCCAGTCCCTGTAAGGTCAAGTGTAATGCGGAAACGTTTATTAGATTTAGGACTTTCAGTTAAATCAACAATTTCTACCATTATAATATAGTATATAATATAATGTCGGTCTTTGAACTTAAAAAGATGAATATGATAAATAAGGCAACTGCTAAATTGATTAATGCATTCGGAGTAAAAGGCAAAGTAAGATTAATAGGTTCTAATTCTTTGAGGTCAACTAAGTATGGAAGTGATTACGATGTAGAGGCAATTTTGAAGTCACCAAGTATTCCAAAAATAGCGAAATTAATCCAAGAGCAATATTTAAAGACTATTGAGAACCCGAATATCTGGATAATAGATTTCAAGTGTGGACACGACCCGAGATTGGTGTATAAAGGAGATTACTCAGACCAATCATTAAAAAAATATTTAGATAATCCACTAATCCCTGCTTCAAAAAGAGAAGAAATACTTGCGTCCAAAGGAGAGAAGAGGATAGAATTAGTCCGTGATTTATTTATTTTGAGATGGAAACCGCAAGATATTAGGAATGGTTATATAAAATTGCTAGATGGAACGAAACGGACACTGGAGGAATGCTTGACGGATAAGACGACAACGAAGATAGATTTAATCCAGAAAGTAGGTGTGCAGTTTGCTGAGATAAGTGAAAATTATTATATTAAAGTGGGTAATCAGAGTAATTACTCGGAGTTCCCGACGAAAAAAGAGATGGAAGAGTCGTTGGAAGATGATATACATTATTACTCAAAGTGTGATAGTATGAAAGCATTAAAAAGATTATTCTCTCTTTTGAGAATAGAAGGAGAGAAAAAGAACAAAGAAAGATTAGAAAAATTGGTAGATTTTTTTAATAGTGAGGTTGGGTTTCTAAACAAAATAAAAAATGAATTAACAATACTGGAAACTCTGCTGACGTTCCCTGATAAAAAACCTGACTTCAAAGATGTATTTGCTAACTTACAATTTATAAAAGAACAATTGGCGTCAATATACCGAGTTCCACTTGCGGATTCGGTATTTAGACAGATTGATTTAGTAACTCCTAAAACGGTCTTACGAACTATTAGAACATTAATACATTATTTCAAAGAAAAAATAAATAAAATATCTAAAAAATATCTTAAGATATATGTATAATTTTCAACCAATATAGAGATAAAAAACTATATTAAATAATGACAGACTATTCCAAAGCAAAAATATACAAGATAAAACCTAAAGGAGAACATCCTCCCGAAGACGAATATATTGGTTCTACAACGAAAAAATATTTAAGCAGTAGAATGGCAGGACACAAATATTCTTTTAATTGTGCTGATGGTAGAGGTAGTTCAGTAGATGGACTTTTTAATAAATATGGATTAGATGAGTGTGAGATAGAATTGATAGAAGAATACTCTTGTAAGACAAAAAAAGAACTTTTAGAAAGAGAAGGATACTTGATAACCCAAACACCTTGTATTAATCAAAAAAACGCAGGGGTCAATCGTAAGGAGTATGAGAAGAAAAAAAATAGAGATTATTACTTGAAAAACCAAGAAGTTCTACGAAAGAATGCTTTAGAAAGATTTAATAAAAAAAAATATATAGTATAATATATTAATGGCATTAAATTTTGAAGGAGAAGGACACGAATTAGCAATAATAGAGAATGAAAAGGAGAAAGATAAAAAGAAGTGGAAACGATTGTGTTTAACTGAAAATCCTAAATCTTGTCAGTCTGCATACAAGGAAATAAAACTGAAAGACCAACCAGAACTGCATATACAACCAATTCCAAACAAGGATGTAGAAAGAAGCATCAGGTATGTAACGGGTGCTTCTGGTTCAGGTAAAAGTTATTATACAAAACAATACGCAGATGAATACCACAGAATGCATCCAAAACGAGAAATATATATTTTGTCTAGTATAAAAGAGGATAAAACGCTCGATAAAATAAAAGGTTTAAAAAGAATAAAATTGGATAGTCAAGAATTTTTGACAGAGGATTTGACTGCAGAAGATTTCAAAGATAGTCTGGTAATTTTTGATGATACTGACTGCTTGACGAATAAGCGCCAGAAATTAAAAGTAGATGCTATTTTAAATTCTGTTTTAGAAACGGGTCGTCACTTTAATGTAGAAGTGGTCTACACAAGTCATTTAGCATGTAACGGGCGAGATACCAAACGTATTTTAAATGAATGTAAATCGGTGACAATATTCCCCAGTGGTTTAGGAGGAAAGGCAATGAAGTATCTTCTAGACAATTATTTCGGTTTAGATAAAGACCAGATAAAAAAAATAAAATCTCTCAACTCAAGATGGGTTACAATCCAAAAAGGGTTCCCGATGTGTGTGCTGTCAGACAAAGAGTGTTATATTTTAAATGGTAATGATTAGATTTTATCTCTTTGTATAATATAAATGTCCCAGTTTAATGTGGTAAGAAGAGCAGTAACGGCAGACCAAATCTATTTTGATGTAACCGTTTCAAACTTTAAAAGCACAAATACAGTCCCGCCTATTTTTTACTATAATGACCAGAGAACGATGCCGTTTATAGAGTGTCCTGAAGATTATTATTTAAGTATTATCCGTTTCACGATGGAAACAGGAACAATACCCGTGTTTATCCCGTCAATAGAACCCAACCAGAGTGAAAAAGACTTGACTATTTATAAGGTTACTTTAGAAGTTGAAGTTGATGGTGTTACTTATACCCAGACAACTCCAATAATGTGGAGTCCACAAGATGACTCAGCAACTATACCACCTCCACCAAGTGCTACCCAGAACAAATTACAGATTAATGATACAGGGTATTATAATTGTTATTCTTATACTTGGGTGGCGTTACTGATAACACGTGCTTTTGGTGAATGTTTTGCTGGGTTGGCATCACAAATACCAGTTGGTCAATCATTACCTACAATATACCCACCAATTGTCTATTGGGATAGCACGAGTAATGGTCTTGTATTGTATGCTGACGTGTTAGGATATGACTACAATCCTGTGTTACCAAATCCTGATGAAATTAAGGTATTTTGGAATGCCCCGTTATTTGAATTGTTCCCGTCTGTTCCTGCACAATATTTAGGATACACATCAATTCAGTCGCCGAAGAACTTTAGACTAGGTTTTTTGAATGTAGGGTCAACCAATTTAACAACCTTGATACCGCAACCACCTACCTACGACTTGTCTGGTAATGCCGTCAGTTACAGCGCAATAACAGTTTATCAAGAATGTTCCACTACGGCAAATCTGACCCCGATTACCGCCGTCGTCTTCACTTCAAATACCCTGCCCATACAACCATCACAAGTTTCAACCCCTATCGTGTATAATGAAGGTGGACTATATTCTTTAGGCGGAAATAACTCGGATATCGCTAATATTATAACAGATTTAGTAAGTGATACAGGGTCTTATAGACCGAACCTAGTGTATGTCCCACAGGCAGAATACCGCCTGATAACCCTGTATGGCAACCAACCGCTTTTTAACTTGGACATACAGATATTCTACCGATTAAAAACTGGTCAACTAATTCCGTTTAGGATAGCGTCAGGTCAATCAGTGACCCTCAAACTTGCCTTTTTAAAGAAACCCTCAAAAGTTGTTTAGGCGTTTTAATCGTCCTATCATTATATTTTATTTTCTAACAACTAATATATAATGAGTGACTTCAAAACCGTTCTTGTCCGTGACTCTGTGATTGGCGACATCACCTCAGATATGGATTTTGCCGTGAAATCAGGCGCTTCCCAGACAACTTATCAACGCTTCCCGTCTACTTCTTCTTCTAACTCGGCGGTTATCTTTAATGTTCAGGTGCCCTCTGAGAACGTTGTGATTGGTCGTGATATTTTACTAACGACTGGACTTTCATTTACCATTAACGCAGGGTCCACAACTGCTCCTGCTCTTGGTGATAATTGGAAACAAGTCCCTGTAGGAGATAGTGTTTTCTCGTATGGTCTTACTGACTCACTTCAGGCGTTCCCCTTTAACTCTCTCTTGACCACCGCTACTGCTCAGATTAACAATACTACTTGCTCAGTCAATTTACAAGATGTGCTTCCTTCTCTTCTTCGTTTGAATGACAGCAGAGAGTTGTATCGTTTTAACTCTACTACTCCTTCACTCCCTGACCAGGCGTATGGTGACTACGCAGATGGAGTCCTAACAAACAACAATCCTTTAGCATCATACAATACTGCCTCTTACGATATTGACCAGCAACCCAGAGGTTCCTTCCCAGTTAAAGTGACTATACTTCACAATATAACTGGAGGTGGAACAGATAGTTCTCCTATTTCTACAAACCTCGCAGATACTTGGGTTATAACTGTCCAGACTGTTGTAAGTGAACCTTTGTTCTTGTCCCCTTTTATCTTTGGTAACCCTGAGTTCAACTGCCAGGGTCTTTTAGGAATAAACAATATGACTTTTACCCTTAATGTTGATGCCACCTGCAAACGCTTATTCTCTACTGCTAACAAATACATCAGGAACATTTCTTTAGGAACTCCGACCAGTCCTAATGGTTTCACTGCAACTGATGCTATCGGTATTGCTAAACAACCTTCTGCTCCTGCTCTCCTTCTTAAGTTCCTTTCTACTCAACCCAGTGACCTTATCCAGACCAAGAATATCGTCCCATATATGGACTTCCCGAGGTATTTAACCAATAGTGCTAATCAACCTGTAGTAGATACTTTAACGTCTGCTAGTCTTACATCAAGCAATCTCCAAATAAATCAAATCCCTGATTTGTTTTTGATTAATGTCCGCGTCCCAATGTCGCAACAAAATTGGTTTAACCCTTCATCTTTCTTGACAATCAACAGCATTAGTATCAATCTTAACAACCAATCTGGTCTTCTTTCTTCAGCATCCCAGTATGATTTGTGGCGTCTATCTATTAAGAATGGTTCTACCCAATCTTGGAAGGAATTTGCTGGGCAAGCACTTGTTAATGTGAACGCTACAGGTGCAGGAAAAGTTATACCTACTACTGGTTCTCTTCTTGTGCTCAATCCCGCATACGACCTTTCTCTCCCCGATTATATTACCTGCGGTTCTTTAGGAAACTATAACTTCCAATTTCAGTGTAATGTTACTAACCAGTATGGGTTCTCTATTAGTCCTGAAATCATTGTTATCTGTGTCAATAGTGGTATCTTTACTACTCAACAAGGAGTATCTGCTGTTTATACTGGTATTCTTACAAAGGAGATGGTCTTGGATGCGAAGACATCTCAACAGGCATCTGCTTTCAAGTCAATGGAGGTTAAGAGAATGACTGGTGGAAATATGTTGAATATGCCCCTAACAGCGATGAAGGCATTTAGAAGAGTTAAAGCAATGCTACCTTCTGTAATGAGTCACCTTGGAGGTGCTTCTTCTGGAGGTGCTCCTTCTGGAGGTAGGTCCAGAGTTTCTAAAATGTGTTAATTTTAGGAACAATCCAAAAAATAATGTTTAGTTAATATATAATGTCTGTTCAATCTGCTCAAGCGCCTTTTATTGAATACACTACTACTGCCTATACTGCTCAAACATCAGGAGCAAGTCCTGCTGTATTTAACAAAATTCTTCCTGTAGGTAAGTGGATGATTACAGGTTCTATTAGATTTAGTGGTGAATCTGGAGTAAATCTTCCAAACATTTCGGTTGCTACTGATATTAGAACTCTGTTTAATTCTGCGAGTGCTGTTGGTCCTTTAATTGCACAAGTTCCCGTTGCATCTCTGTATTATTCAGATGGAATTACTCCTTTAAGAATATTCGCTTCTGCTACTACTTCTACTGGAACTTTCGCTGTTAGTTCTACAATTATTGATTGTGATAGAATTTTGTCATTTTGAATAAAATCAATTTAGCGTATTATAATATTCTCTAACTATATATTATAATGCCTCAAGCGAATATTACTTACAACGCTCCTTACAATCGTAAGATGGTTAGTATGATTGATGAGTTGGACAGAAAACATTGGGAGAGGGCATACCCTGCTTACCATCCTAATCCAATGGGATACAGACTTGGTTCATTTCACGGAGAACCCGTCAGTCAAATAAAAGTAGGTGGAGGTTCTTCACCTGAGAAGTTTTTAAGACCTGGAAATAGTCCAGCATACCCTCCTCTTCATTTGTCCGCAGGTTTAGCAGTAAATAGTGGTGGTTCGTTCCATCAAGGCGCCAGATATTCTGGTGTAGATGGTGCTATTGGTCTTGCCCATCCAGCAATGCAGGGCAGTGGTGGTTTTAATCCGTTTGATTTAGGATACTCGTTCGGTCACGACACTCTGGGACCTTTGTTATTCGGCAAAGGACAAGGACGTAAGAAAGGTGGTAAAATTAATTTAGGTAAAGCGTTTAAAAGTATT